GCAACGGTGCAGGGGGGCCTTCCGCGCAAAAACCCCCGTTTATCCGAAAAATCTAGGAGGTGGTCGCGTGGGCAGGAATCGCGAGCCTGCCGCGTTGATCGAGGCCAAGGGAAGCTCGAACATCGGCAAGGACGAGCTCAAGAGGCGCTACGAGCAGGAGCTCAAAGTCGACCTAACCGAAGTCCACGCGCCTTCGTGGCTCGATGGGGGCTCGGCCGAAGAGTTCTACGAGATCGCCGCGAAGCTCGCCCACGTCGACGAGCGCCTGTTCACCGAACTCGACGAAGACGTCCTCGCCCGCTACCTCGTCGCCAAGAGCAGCTACGTCGAGATGACGTCGCTCGTGTCGAAGGAGATGAAGAAGAAGCGAGGGCAGGACGTCGACAAGCTGGCGAAGCTCACGAGGGCGCAGAACACCTACTTCAACCAATGCCACACATGCGCCTCGGCCCTCGGATTGACCATCACGAGCAGGTGCAGGATCGTGATCCCGAAGGTAGAGGAGGCGCCGAAGGCCAACCGGTTCGCCAAGTTCGACAAAGGGACGGCGAAAGGGCGATGACGGATCGCGTGACCCGGTACGCGAAGCGCGTCGCGGCCGGCAAGGTCGTGTGCGGAGAGCTTCACAGGCTCGCTTGCAAGCGTCACCTCGAAGACCTCAAGAGGCAGGACACCGACGATTTCCCCTATATCTGGAACGTCGAGGCTTCCAATGACGTCATAGGCTTCGCCGAATCCCTCACCGTCATCGAGGGGTACGAGGAGAGGGCCGTTCGGCTGCTCGACTGCCAGGCGTTCGACATCGGATGCACGTTCGGATGGGAGCGCCGCGACGGGTTCAGGAGGTTCAGGCGCAGGTACAAGTCGCAGGGCCGCCAGCAGGGCAAGACGTTCGAGAACGGCATCCTGGGAACCTACATCGGCGGGTTCGGAGGATACCGGCACGGCAAGCTCTTCACGGTCGCGACCAAGAAGCGGCAGGCCCGCCTCGCATGGGAGGCCATGCAGAACTTCATCACCGCCGACGCCGACCTCGCCGAGTGGTTCGAGGTCAAGGACTACAAGTCGCTCATCGTCGCGAAGAACACGGGATGCACGATAGAGGCCCTTTCGCGCGAGGGCGGCCTCGACGACGGCTTCCGCGCGATCTTCTGCTCGGTCGACGAGATCCACCAGCACCGGGACAACAAGATATACAAGGCGCTCTGGAACGGAACGAGGGCGCTGGCCGAGACGCTTATCTCCATGATCACGACGCGCGGCTTCAACCTCAACAGCTTCGCCAAGGAGATGGACGACTACGCGGTCAACATCCTCACCGGAGCCGTGCATGCCGAGGACTTCTTCGTCGACATCTACTGCATCGACGCGAACGACGACCCGTTCGACCCGTCGGTGTGGGTCAAGGCCAACCCCTACTCCATGGCCGACGAGGAGCGCGCCAAGGCGATAGCCGCCGACGCCCAGACCGCGCGCGACATGGGCGGCGAGGAGCTGAGGGACTTCCTCACGAAATGCATGAACGTCTGGTGCGAGGACGTCGACAGGCAGTTCATCGAGAGGGAGCGGTGGAAGGACTGCGCTTGCGGTTTGACGCTCGACGATTTCAGGGGAGAGCGGTGCTGGGTCGGCCTCGACCTGTCGAGCGGCGGCGACCTCACGACCGTCGCGCTGGAGTTCGAGATCGAGGAATCGGGAGAGACGTACGCCTACTCCCACTCGTTCATGCCTCGCGGGCGGCTGATGGAGCACGTCAAGACGGACACCGCCCCCTACGACATGTGGGAGCAGCAGGGCCTCGTCACCGTCACCGGCGGCGAAGGCGACTACAAGAACGACTACAAGTTCATCGCGAGGCACCTCAAGGAGCTTCGCGACGAGTACGGCCTGTCCTTCGAGGCGGTCGGATACGACAACCACAACGCCGACGGCTTCCTGTCGGATCTCGAAGAGCTGGGCTGCCCGCTCCTCGAAGTGCGGCAGTCGGCGAAGAACCTCAACGACGCGACGATGGACGTCAAGCTCCTCGTCAAAGGGGCGAAGTACCGCTATGACAGGTCGAACGAGCTTATGAGCTGGTCTTTCGCGAACGCAAAGCTCGTCTACAACTCGTTCGGCGAGTGCAAGGTCGATAAAAACTACGGCCCCACCAAGCGCATCGATCCGGTTGACGCGTGCATAGACGCGCACTACGCGCGCATGAAGCTCGCAGACGAGGCAGACGTCGACGCCGAGCAGGCTATGACCGACTACCTGGCCGAGATGGGCTGGTGACTTCGAAAGGAGGTGAAACATGGGAAGAAGCATGGACGTCATCAGAAGGGCGTTCGGGATACAGCGCTCCAAGTCGGCCGAAGAGGCAGGGGCGAAGGGCGGATCCGCGCTCGCCGAATGGAGTGACCTCGCCGAGTTCTACGGGCTTCGCTCGGACACGCCCGAGGCCCTTTCCGAATCGACCTACTTCATCTGCCTCAAGGTTCTCTCCGAGTCCATCGGGAAGCTGCCGTGCAAGCTGATGCGGCGGGCGTCTGACGGCGGGATCGAGACGATGCGGCACGACAGGCTCAACTACCTCGTCGAGTTCCGGCCGAACCGCTACATGACGGCCTCCGCGTTCTGGGCGACGATGGAGCTGAACCGCAACCACTGGGGCAACTCCTACGCCCTCATCGACGGGGCGGGAGACTCCATGAGCCTCTGGCCGCTCCCCTCGGAGTCGGTCGAGGGGTGGTACGACGACGCCCGCATGGTGAAGGACGTCCCCGACGTCTACTACCTGTACTCCGGCGGCGGCGAGGAGCACTGGCTCTCGTCCGAGGAGGTGCTTCACTTCCGCTCGTCGTTCTCGTTCGACGGCATCAAAGGGGTGTCCGTCCTCGACCAGCTGAGGAGCACCGTCGACGGAAACGTCAAGAGCCAGCGGCTCGTGAACGGCCTGTACGAGAACGGGATGACCTCGAAGCTCGTGATCAACTACACGTCCGACTTGTCGCCGGAGAACGAGAAGAAGTTCGCGAAGGGCATACAGAAGTTCACCCGCAACGAGTTCAAGCGCGACGGGATCGAGAACATCATCCCCGTTCCGTTCGGCACGACGGTCACGCCGCTCAACATGAAGCTGGCCGACTCGCAGTTCATCGAGATCAGGCGCTACTCCGCACTGCAGATCGCGTCCGCGATGGGCGTGAAGCCCCACCACATCGGCGACTACACGAAGACGAGCTACGCGTCGGAGGAGGCGCAGCAGCTCGCTTTCTACGTCGACACGCTGCTGTTCAACCTTCAGCACTACGAGCAGGAGATCGCCTACAAGCTGCTGCCGGAGAAGAGGGTCGCGGGCGGCGAGGAGTTCAAGTTCAACGTCAACTCCATCCTGCGCGCAGACCTCAAGACGCAGATCGAGTCGCTGTCTGAAGGCGTGAAGAACGGCATCTACATGCCGAACGAGGCGAGGGCGAAGCTCGACCTGCCCGCGAAGCCCGGCGGCGACAGGATCTACCTCAACGGCAACAGCATCCCCGCCGAGATGGCGGGCGCCCAATACGCGAAAGGGAAAACCGAACAAGGAGGAGACGGCGACGATGAATGACGAGAGGCCAAGCGATGGCCGCGCCTTCAAGGGCGCTCGGATCGAGAAATCGGAGATATGCCGGTCGGACATAGACGCGATCAACGGGTTCACGCTCGAAGAGCTGTCGGACGAGGACGTTTTCACGTTCAAGATCGCGATGTGCGACAACAACGTCGACCGCGACAACGAGGCGTTCGACGAGCCGGCCTTGAAGCAGATGGCCGGCCTGTTCGTCGGGAAGACGATCATCAAGGACCACAACCACAAGGCGGACAACCAGATCGGCCGCATCTACGCGTGCTCGGTCGAGCAGCCGGGCGGCCTGTCCGACACGGGCGAGCCGTACATGCAGCTCGTGGCGAAATGCTACGTGCTCGTGAACGACGCGAACGCATCCCTCATCGCCGACATCAAGGGCGGTATCAAGAAGGAGGTGAGCGTCGGGTTCCGGCTCGGCTCCTACATCTGCTCGGTCTGCGGCACCGACAACGCGGAAGCGTGGTGCAAGCACGTCCCCGGCCGCGAGTACGACGGCCGGAAATGCCATTTCACGATGTCGCGCATCGAGGACGCCTACGAGATGTCGTTCGTCTCCGTCCCCGCGCAGCGCGAGGCCGGGGTGGTGAAGCTGTTCGGCGGCGCAGAGCCTCCCGAACCTGACCCGAAGGAGGAGGAGAAGCAAGCGATACAGGGCCGTGAATACGGCGGGGGAAGCCGGAGAAGCCGAAGAAATCGAAATCGAACTGAGCCTCACGGGCTCTTTTCTCTTTGAGGAGGAGAACACTTATGAACAAGAAGATGCGTGACCTGCTCGACCAGATCAAGGCCAAGCGAGACGAGGCAAAGGGCTGCAGCGCCGACGGCGAGGCAAAGGACATCGCGAAGGCCAAAGCGGCGGTCGCCGAGATGAAGGCGCTCCAGGAGGAGTACGAGGTGGAGAAGGCCCTTTTCGAGGCGGAGAAGGCCTCCATCCCCGACGACGCGGCCGACGAGGCAAAGTCGAAGGCGGGCAAGGGCGGCTACGAGGCCGCCGTGAAGTCCTTCGCCAACGCGGCGCGCGAGGGCTTCAAGGGACTCAACGAGGGAACGCCCTCCCAGGGCGGCTACACCGTCCCCGAGGACATTGTGACGAGGATCATCAAGCTGCGCCAGGACAAGCCGTCGCTGCTCGACCTCGTGGACTACGCCGTGAAGAAGACGTTGTCCGGCCAGGAGACGTTCCAGAAGCGCTCCAACGTGTCGGGCTTCTCCCCCGTCGGCGAGGGCGGCAAGATCCCGGCGGTCGGCACCCCGGAGTTCGGGCGCCTGAAATGGAACATCCAGAAGTACGCCGGGTACATGACCA